GGATCAAAAGTCGATTGGTCTGATCCATACCAACAGGCGGTCGCTGGACTTAAGTACATCAAAGATCGATATGGCTCGCCAGCAAAAGCCCTCGCCTTCTGGGATAAGAACGGCTACTACTAAAAGGATGGTGCGATATGAGGACTGCGGAAGATTTTTTCAAACAAGAGCAGGAACTTATCGGGGGGACGAAGGCTTCCGCAGTCCAATCTTCGTCATCTTCTACGAAGAAACGATCGGCTGAAGACTTTTTCAAAGAAGAACGGATCAAGGCAGGCTTAGAGAAGCCGGAGACGACCACTGTTAATTCAGAGGTTGCTCCTGTATCTACTAACAGCGTCGTACGCAAACCGGTCGAACTGCCGACAATGGGCCTTACGAAGATCCAGCAGGACCAGAAAGCAGCGCAAGAAGGCAACGACATTGTGACTCTTCCCCATGAAGTTCAGAAACTTGTGACGCCAAATACGAGTCCTCGTCAGCCCTATCAGAATCCCGAATCCGACAAGATGAAGCAGACGCTGACGGACGTTAAGGCGATTGTGCCGGGCGTCAACGTTAATCGCGATCTTCTGGATCAGATCGGTAATCGGAGCAGCAACAAGGCCGTTGCGTTCCTCCAAGACGTTAAGAAGGCACACGACAGCGCAATCAAGGGCATCGGGAACTTCATCGACAAGGGATATCAGGTGGCAGGTCAGATTGCAGGCGGTGTGACGGGCCTGTCACCTGCCAAGGCTAAGGAAATCGGCGAAGGGATGGGGTTACAGGCTCCATCCTTTGTCACGTCTAGTCCTGTATTCCAAGAACCGCAGGACAAAGCGACGAAAGTAGCCGGTAAGATCGGCGAGTTCTACGGCATGGCTCTTCCTGGTGAACTGGCGGAACGTCTTGTAGCTAAATCGATCGGCAAGAACATCACGAATAAGGCGTTGCAGACAGCCGTCCGAGGCGCTGCGGCAGGCGCAGCAAGCACGGCACCACAGGACGCAGTAAAGGTCGCTACGGGGCAGGAAAGCACGTCAGACGCATTGCTGAACACTGGCCTAAACGCAGGCATTGGTGCTGTTGCCGGTCCTGCATTGATGGGTATCGGTTCTCTCGTTCGCAAGGTAGGCGAGAATGCGTCCAAACGCATCGTGGAGAAAACGATTAAAGCAACACAATCGCTTGATGAGGTTGGCAAGGAAGCGAACCTTGTTAACGGAGCGAAGCAAAGCATCGTGGACATTGACGAGCAAATTGGCAACCTGAGCCGTAGTAATCCGAACTATGCGCAGGAACTAGAGGCACTGACCAATGACCGGAACGCGACGATCAGCTATGTGCGAGGATTCGAACCGGACTTTGATGCTTCGCCGGTGACTGCTTCTAGGGTTTCCGGAGTCTCGTCTCCATCTGTCACGACGGAAGAACCTGTTCAGATTGCTACAACGGCAAAGGTTGCCACACAGAAAGCGCAGCCACTAGCAAATGCCAATCCAAGCACAGCGGAACGCGGATTCATCCGTTCGCTCGAGGAATCGAATCAACTGGATGTGCCCACTGCCGTCGGACTTTCAAACTCAAAGAAGCGCAATTTTGACAGGATTACAAATGAAGAATCTGTAGCGATGGCGAATAATCGCATTACAAACGACATCGACAAAGCCGAGTCTTTCGTACTGGGAACCGGCAGGCCAACGGCAGAGAAGACAGCGACGGGTATTCGCCTTATTCAAGAACTACAGAAGCGCGGACAGACGGAACGGGCCGTCACGGTCGCTGAAAAGATGGCTAAGCAGCTTACCGAGGCCGGCCAAGCCGTTCAAGCCGCCTCCATCCTTGATCGCCTCTCTCCAGAGGGTGTGCTGATACGTGCTCAGCGCAAAATACAGGCGATTAACGAGACGCTTCCAAAGAATGCAGAAGACTTGAAGCTCAGCACCAAGGATGCCGACAAGCTCCAAGAAGCCGCGAAAATAATCGTAAAGTCAGCGGACGACAAAGACCGTGCCGCCGCAGTAGCGCGCCTTATGGACCGCGTGAAGGATGGTCAAAAGCTGATGCCAGAGGAACGGCAAACGTTGAAGGAGTTCCTTGACGACCTGAAGACGCTGCAGAAGAACAACAGGCCAGAGAAGCCTCCGAAACCATCTCGCGAAGAACTATCGGCAGCTCGCAAGCGTGATAAGTTGGTCAGTCACCTTGAGGAAGAGGCCGCTAAAGCCCGTGCTATTTGGCAGGCAAAGCGTAACCTCGGATTCGCAGCAAAACTGGATGAGCCTGATCTCGTTCTACTGGCTCGTATGACGGCTCCTTATATCGTTAAAGGCGCGGTCAAAATTGCCGATTTCACGGAAAAGTTGGTCAGCGAGTTTGGCGAATCTGTGCGCGGATCTGCTCAGGATATCTACGACAGGGCTGTACAGATCAACGGCAAGGGGATCACGCGCCGAGAGCTGGCAAACGTCGAGCGAATCGCCGAAAACTTCATCAAGGGCAAGAACCTTGAAGCGAACGACGCCAATTTCATCCGCAGTATGGCAAACAAAGTAGCCAATCTGAGCGGTGACGCTCGCCGTCAGGCATCGCAGGACCTGCAAGAGGTACTAAACGGCTATGAGCGTATAGGGATCGGCAGAAAGCTTTCTACGGCCCAATACATTGCGATGCTGCTTAACCCTTTGACACAGGTTCGCAATATCGTCGGTAACGAACTGCTGTACCGTCTCGAACGCCTAAACCGTATTATCGCAACGCCGGTCGATATCGTCGCATCGAAGGTTACAGGAGGCCCGAGGACAGTCACCTTCCGTAACGGATGGGGCAGCTATTTTAGCCAAGCTCAGGACTATTGGGGAAGCCTTGGAGAAGGTCTTAAAGCTGGATGGCGCGGCGTCGATCCTGAGGGTGTTCAATCCAAGTATGATATCGGCAGTCTGGCATTCTCTCCGAATAACCCGTTAACCTACTTAGAGAAGACACTAGGCGCGGCTCTCAAAGGCTTCGATTATGCTTCCTACCAACGCGCCGTCAAGCGTAGACTTAGCGAAATGGCGTACTTGGATGCGATCAACAAGGGTGTAAAGGGCAAAGATAACGTCCGGGCGCACATGGAAACGTTCATGACGAACATGGACGACATGACGGAGAAGCTTGCGAAGGACTACGGCGAATACGTCACGCTGCAGAATGACAGCATCTTGTCGCAGAAACTGAGCGGATTCAAGCGCGGCGCGAACAAAATTAGCACGTTCGGCCTGACCTCGGACTTCGGTGCAGGCAACCTGATCTTGCCGTTCGCTAAAACGCCTGCTAATCTGCTGCTTCGCGCTATGGACTACTCGCCTATCGGTATCGGTAAGGCGCTGTATCAGCTCAATGACGTGCTGAGAGCGAGGGAAACTGACCTCACTAGGGCCGACGTCATCCAATCAGTGACACGGGCGCTTATGGGTACCGGGTTCGGGGCTGTTGCTTACTGGCTTGCGGACAAGGGTGCGCTGACCGGTTCGCTCGACAAGGACATTGACGTCCGCAACCTTCAACGGCTGTCGGGACAAACTGACTTCCAGATAAACGGCTCAGCAATCGTCCGTATGCTTGAGGCAGTAGCCAGCGGCGGTGACATTGACGCAGCAGCCAAGATGAAGCCAGGAGATACTTTATGGGCCTATTCGTGGGCGCAACCGACGTCGGCACCTATGGCGATCGGTTCGAATATCGCTCAGTCTGTGAAGGACGACAAAGGCGCTCTCAGCGTCGCTGGAGACGCAGCATGGGGCGGACTGAACACACTGCTTGATAGTTCGGTCCTGTCGGGTATTCAGGAGGCATTTAAGACCAGTCCGGGCGAAGACAATACATGGAAATCGGTCATTACGAACCTCGTCAAACAGGTTCCGGGCATGTACAATCCATCGATTGTGCGCCAAATCAATTTGATGTTCGACGACAAGGTGCGCGAGACATACGATCCTGATGCATTGACGAAGACAATTAACCCGACGCGAGCGAATATCCCTTACTTCGCTCAGCAGCTACCGCAGCGTGTAAGCACGCTAGGACAGCCGCAAACGAAGCTTAATTCGTTCGTTGACGTGTTCCTAAGTCCGTCTCAGCGTAGCGTCTACAAGCCCACGGCAGAGGCACAGTTTGTTATTGACCTGCTTAAGGAAACTGGGGATAGTTCGCTTGCGCCGCGTACTGTAGCTAAGTACCTGAAAGGGACAGACAAACTCACGGGCGTGGAAAAGAAGGTCAATCTAACGCCGGAGCAATACGTCAAATATCAAACGCTTGTCGGACAGGATCTGGTCAAACGGATTCAAAAGATCAATCCGGCGCTGTCCACTGAAAAGAAGGCAGAAAAGCTGATGAAGGCCCTTAACGATTCCGGGGAATATGGCCGAAATATCATGAAGAAAGAAGTCGGTTTGAAGACGCCGGCCAAGAAGTTCAGCACAGGATTTTAAGGAGGTGGTCCACTTCTGAATACCGATCACATGACAAACAAGGAATATCGCGCCTGGAAAGCAGAGAAGCAAAGCCGGATCAGGGAAATGAGTCTTGATGAACTGACGGAGTTCTCGCAAGAAGTGGAGCGAGTCAAGCGAGTAGAGGCTGCGAAGCCAAGCGCAAAAGTCCGGCACAAAGTCAAAACGATATTCGTTTATATCGCCGCCGCCATTATCATCTTAGGTGGAGCAGCTTATAAAATCTTCGAGTAATTATTTACACTTACCAAATCCTGTGCTATGATCAAATCAACCAAATCGCGAAGCACGCGTCTAAAAGAGCTGAGGGAAAGCATCCCCGGCTCTTTTTGCATTCTTGTGCAACACTTGCCTAAGCATCATTTTGGAGTACCTGCATAAGATGGGTAGTGGGACGCTCGGAACGCCCCACCGCCCGTTAGCTTCACTTGCTTTTATTAATCATTGCAACGGTAAGCGTGAGGATGCTTGACACCGTTGTGATGAACAGACTACAACCAGCAATGATCAACATCGCGGTATCGTGGTCCACTTGTCCAACTCCTTTCTCGAAGGGGTTATTTTCCTTTCCGTAGATATAATATGCGCGTCGTCCAGCAAAACTGTACAAAAGTATAACAATTTTATAAAAATATTTTGCCACCTTAATGGTGGCTTTTCTTATGCCCTTAAAGGAGGCGATGCCATTGAATAGCGTTAAAAAACAGAATACTAAAAAAGAAGACCGCACTGAGGTATGGATACGCCTCGAATGCGGTCTTTCTGTTACCTGGGAGGGTCTATGGATTGGCTCAACTGGATCAGCACAGCCATTAGCAGCCTTGCCAGAGAAGGCCTAAGAGTCACAAGCGTAATCGTCATTTTGGCCGCGCTGCTTAAAGTACCGTGGGTGCAACGGTTGATCCTGCGGTATATGCCCCGACGCTTTAGGCAGCGTGAACATACGCGCAATACGGCGATCCTCTACGAGATCCGGGAGCTTCGCGCACGAATGGAGGAAATGGCATGGGATGCAGGCTCGAGAAGTGGCGGAGAGAATGGCCGGAACAGCATATTGCAGCTCTCAAATGGTGCGCCTGCCGTTACCACAACGTTTATCACACCCCGAACGGGGATATTCCGATTCCAAAGGAGAAGGACAATGACACCATCAAAAATTAACTGGGTTACGCTTGTGCCTGCTGTCATGGGTGGCGTGAAACTCATCCTTCAAAGCTTCGGAATTGACGTCATCACAGACGAACTTATCGACCAAGTAGCAAACGTAGCTGCGTCAGTAGCCGTTATAGTAGGCATCATTGCCACGCACAAGAAGCAGCCAGCCATCGATAAACTAAACGTGCCTATCGAATCGGGGGAATGATCATGGTACCGGACAAACTGACTTACCCGGCAGGCGTTCCAGAATCGATCAAGTCCGTGCTGATTGTGGATCTGAGGAAGAGCCTGCCGGTCAATCCTAAATATACTTGGGAAGTGCTGAAGGGGCCGCGTGACGTCGCGCAGCTGACGACGATCGTTATGCATCACGACGCGATGGCGAAGCTTAAAACCTCCGCTTTTAATGATCGTGAGCTGGCTTCAAGAATCGCGACGTCTCACATCGATTCGAAAAAGAACATCCCAGGAGGCGACGCCGGATTCCCTTATCACCTATGGGTGCGCAATGGCATCGTGTACCTATGCAACAACTTCGAGGCGTTCACCTATGGTGTGAAGGAAAACAACAGCTATACGGTCCATATCTGCGTTTCAGGCGACTATGCCAACTCCGACTCGCTGACTGAGCAGGATCGCACGGCGCTGTACGCTGCGTATTTCTTCGCCAAGCAGTTTATGCCTCAGTATCAGAAGAGCGTGGGACACAAAGAGCTAATGCCGACAGACTGCCCAGGCTACAACATGGACAAGGTACGCAAGGACATCGCGACGTTCGAACTAGACATGACATTAAACAGCTCGCCCAACACCGTCCTGTCGCGCATCTTCGCCTTCCATACGCGGTACCTGGACCTCTACAACAAGGCCATTAAGGAGACCGACCCGAACAAGGACGCGGCACGGTACAAGCTTAACCAACTGATTGACGAGGCTGTAGCTGCCGGGATTTACACGCCCCAACAATAAGGAAAGGGCCTCCGTAGTGGGGCCCTAATCCTCCATATAAGTCTTCTTGTTCAGGATCCGGATCCCCGATATTTCCTTGGCAATCGAGTCGAGCTTATCTTTCAAGTCTTCCTGCAGAATTTTCCTCTTATAAGGGAACGACTGCTTAACCCGTTTAATCGAAGTATGTACATATATAAGTGGGTCTTTTTCATCATCATCAATCTTCACTACGAACATACCATGATCGCGCATCTCGTCCTTCGTCAGCTTCAGCCGGTCATTGAACATGCTGCCCATCATCTTCGTCATCTTCATCCTAAATCCGCGATTCGGCATCCGAGGATCATCCAGGTACGCTATCTCATCCTGTGCCATTTTAATTAGATATGTAAGGTGTACGTAGTCGCGTAAAAGTTCAATCTCGATCTGTTCCATTATAGGCACCTCCGGTTATATTATAATGGGAACATGCGTTCTTGTCATTATATACACGAGGTGATCGGATTGATACCAGATAAAGAAAGGAAACTCATCAATATCCTTTCCAATTTCTCGACTACACATAAACGAATGCCCACCTTTGACGAACTGTACAAAAAAACAGGGCTGCGTGAGGGGATTCATCGCAATACCCTGAATCGATTAGCCGAGCGGTATGTACTGACTTGGGACGGGAAGGACATTCAGACGGTTAAGCTCGATCCTCAATGGAGGTACTTTATCGATAAAGTTCAGTAAAGATGGACAAATCTTGCCGCATAACCTCTTCCGAGGTGAGCGCGGTGCATTTCAACTTTATACCCGGAGAACTCAATGACAAGATCCGTTCCCACTGCTACAATTATTTATTACAGCGGTATAGGAGGGAACGGCAGCATGATCGGGATCTATCTGCGGGTATCGACCGAGGACCAATCGAAGCACGGATACAGCTTGAAAGACCAGGAGAGACAGTGCAGAGAGAAAGCCCGGACGAGTGATGTAAAGGTCTATACGGACGATGGATATTCCGGTGAGTACTTAGACCGCCCGGCCCTTGCGCAGCTCCGTAGAGACGTCAAAGAGCGGCTCATAGAAAAGGTAGTATGCTATGACCCGGACCGTCTGAGCCGTAACCTTATGAATCAGCTCATCATTACAGAAGAATTCCGCAAGCGCGGCGTTGATATGGTTTTTGTAACAGGTGAATATGACGATACGCCTCTTGGGAAGCTGTCGTTCAATATAAAAGGCGTTATCGCTGAGTACGAAAAAGCCGTCATCAACGATCGCATGAGTCGTGGACGCAGAGAAAAAGCGCGTCAGGGTAAAGTAGTAAAAAATTCATACTTATACGGGTACACTTTTAATAAAGAAAAGGATCAATACGAGATCAACGAATACGAAGCAAATATTGTCCAGACGATATTCGACTTATTCACAAAGCCCAGTGCAGTTAAGGGGATAAATGGGATAGCCAAGTACTTAACAGCTCAAGAAGTACCAACCAAGCGCGGTGCGCCGGTTTGGCACCGGCAGGTGGTACGTCAAATTCTACTTAATGAAGCGTATACCGGCGTGTATTATCAAAATAGATACGACACTGAAGGGATGCTCGGAAATAAGCACAAACCTGATGACGAGAAGGTTAAAGTGTCTGAGCGGCCTGAAGAAGAATGGATTGAAACAGAGATTCCGGCCATCATTACGGAAGTCCAATTTAATCAAGCCATGATGCTACTAGGAGAATCTCGGAGAAGATATTCAAAAGATTCACTTCGTAAATACCTACTTTCTGGACTGGTTCGCTGCGGGGAATGCGGGAATACGATGACTGGTCGGCAGTCCAAGAACTGGGGAACGTACGTATTGGAATACAGTGATATTAAAAATTATGCCGGCGCGCTTTTTAAGGGCTGTGGAATGCATGTCCAATGCGAGGAAATCGATAAAGGCGTTTGGGAGACGGTCGTCGCATGGCTGGATAACCCGGATCAAATAGCTGCAGCTGCGGAAGATCGGGACGCTATGTCCTACGAGCAAACAGAACTCGAGCGTGTAGAAAGAGAAATTGAGAAAACGAAGGCAGCACGTAAACGCCTCATTAAACTGTTCTCGCTTGGTGAGGATATCGGGGAAGAAGACATCCGTAGCGAATTGAAGGAGCTTGCGGACAAAGAAGAGAAACTAAATCGGCAAGCAGAGGAACTTACGAAGGCGTTAACTGCGCAATCTAATCAGCAATCAAGCAAGGCGATGATCCAAGATGCTGCGGATTACTTTCTGCACAAGAACCGGGACGCCTTAACGTTTGAGGATCGCCAAGAACTCATACGTGCTATCGTAAAAGAGGTACGTATCTATAAGGATCGAGTGGATATTATTTCATTCTGATCCTTTTTTCTTTAGCTTACAGCCCCACTATTGACATTACGATTTC